CTAAACACTTAGAACTATGAGCCGTAAAGAAACCAAGCAGCAGACTATCGACCGCCTTCTCGCTGAGTTAAAGGCGCAACAGGACATCAACGCCCAACTCGCCAACGTACTGAAGATGACCGAGGACGGTCAATGGGTCGTCATCTCGGAGACCGACTTGAACCGCTACCGCAACGGCATCGACGCTTTGCTCAAAGCTGGGGATGCCCTGGTTAACTCTATTGGCAAGTTCACGGAAGAAGATGAAGCAGTTGAAGCATGGAACGCCGTTAAGACCTCGGACAAGTTCTGATCATGTCCATACCCACCGACGACGAACTAGCGGAAATGTCGACGGCTTGGGGCGTAAGTATCGACCGCCTCCGCTTCCTCGCCACCTGTCCGCATTACGACTCTAAGCCGCATATTCGGGTCGACGATTTTAAAGACCCGACCGACCGCCACATAGCCAAGGCCATCAGGGAAGCCATCCGTGGCTCCTGGCTAACTGCTGACGCCGCTAAGATTGCGGGCGTGACCCTAAAGACCATTGAGGCATTCGTCTGCCGTCACGGCATCATCTGGCCTCCCGGCTGTCGGCGCCGTCTCGAATGGGGACGCGGCACGACCCATACGCACCGCCTGAACGACGAACACGCTAACCTCTTAGCCAAGGGACGGCTCACGATGGCTCAGGCCGCCGCCCAGGGCATCGCCGAAGGGCTGACCGCTACCGAGACCGCCATCAAGTTTGGCTTCTCGGCTCCCGGTATGTATAACGCCGCCGTCCGTCAAGGCCTCCGCTTTCTCAGTCACAAACAAAAGCACGGCAGATACAAGGGGCCGAACAAACTAAAAGCAAAGCCCGACCAATTTAAAGCATGAGCAAACTCACCAAGTTCATCTTCGCCTCGGACTCGCACGGGGACATGGCTGACCCCGAAGCCCTCGCGGCGCTGTATGCCTTCACCAAAGACTTTAAGCCAGATATCCGCGTAGCCGGCGGCGATCACTACGACTTCCGCTCCCTTCGTAAGGGCGTCGGCACCGACAAGGAAGGCGCCGAGTCTTTGCAGCTGGACATCGAAGCGGGCGAAGACTTCTTTGCCAAGTGGAAGCCCACCGTCTACCTCTGGGGCAATCACGAACACCGGCTAGACTCTATGCAAAGCCACGGGCAAGCCATCGTCCGCGACTACTGCACCGACCTCAAGGACCGCATCAACCGCGTTGCCCGACAGAACGGTGCTAAGGTCATCCTGCCTTACCACGCCGACAAGGGAGTCTATCGTCTCGGGCCGGTCGCTATGGTTCACGGCTACGCCCACGGCGCTAACGGGACGGTCGTCCAGGGACTCCACTACGCCGAGCGCGGCGGGGCTTTAATCCACGGACACACGCACAACCTCGTTAGCGTCGCCTTGACCAAGCACGGGGGCGGTAACGCCTTTGCCGCTGGTTGCCTATGCCTCAAGGACGAGATGGCCTACGCCTCCCACCGCCTAGCGACTGCCCGGTGGGGCTCGGGCTTTGTCGCCGGCTTCGTCACCGCTGGGGGCGACTACAAAGCTTGGCTCATCCACAAGATGGGCGACCAGTGGATCTGGCAGACCGAACTCAAGACCTTTAAGCCATGAGCAAATCCAAGCCCGACGCTCTGCTACTCCGCGTCATGTCCGCAATCCACAAGACAGCCGAGACGCCCGCTCCAGGCTATCGCACCGTCGCCGAGTGGGCCACGCGCTGGAAGATGTCCCGAAACTCCGCTTGGGATAACTTAGAGAAGGGCATCAAACTCGGCTTCATCGACAAACGCATTTACCGCCGGGCAATCCGTAAAAACGCCAAACCCTACCCGATGCCCCACTACGGAGAAAAGACTCGCCCTCGTAAGACCTAAGCCCCTTAGTCCGCACCCCCACCTCCAAGCCATATGGAATTACCTTCACCCTCTGCGTTAGACGCGGAACGGCATCTCCTTGCCGTCTCAATCGCTCAAGGCCTACCGCTACCAGATGGGCTCATCCCGTCCGACTTCTTCGAGCCACGCCATCAAGACATAGCCGCCGCGATCAGCGGGCTCATCGACGAGGGCACGACCCCCGACGAGCTGACCGTCACGCAGCGCCTCCGAGAACTCGGCTCACCCGTTGAGGCCTTCGCCGTCTCTGAACTATCGACGACCGGGCAATTCATTCAGCCGAACAAGGCTTGGTCGCTTGCGGTGATTAAAGCTCTTAACCTACGCAAGATTGCCGAGCAAGCCCGTGCCGTCCTCAAGGTGGTTAACGAGGCTGGTGCCGACCCCGAGGCAATCCTCTTAGCCCAAGAGCAACTCGCTAAGAGCATCACGCGTCGCAAGGGCCACGGCAACGAGACCTCGACCGAATACTTCGACCTAGACTCCATGATGGCCTTCGATGCTAAGGACGACAAGACCGTCCTGATCGGAGCCGACCGCCGTTGGATTTGCCAAGGGTACCCGTTTCAAATCGTCGGCTTCTCCGGCACGGGTAAGTCATCCCTCGCGGTACACCTCGCCGTTCATTGGGCTCTAGGCAAAGCCCCCTTCGGCCTCAAGCCCGTCCGTCCGTTGCGTATCCTTATGGTCCAAGCCGAAAACGATTTTGGGGACGCAGCTGAAGGGCTCATTGGTGCGACCGCTAAACTCGTAGAGCCTGAACGCCGTGCGCTGAAAGAGAACCTTATCTTCGTCCGCCAGTCCGCCAAGATGGGCTTCCCCTTTATCGAGTACCTGGCCGAGATGGTCGAGAAGCACCGCATCGACCTTATCATCGCCGACCCCCTCCTAGCCTACGCTAACTTCGATATCGCCGACCAAGCCGAGACGACCGCTTTCCTTCGCGGACCTGGTGGCGTCTTCGAGATGCTGCAAAGGACTAAGGCCGCCCTGCTGTATATGCATCACACGACCAAGCCCAAGTCGGCTGACGATCTAGACGCGATGACTCCCCAGCAACTTGCCTATCTCGGGGCCGGCTGCGCCGAGTGGGTTAACTTTGCCCGCGACTCGGGCTACCTCTTCCGCACCAAGGCTAACACCTTGGACGGTCGGGCCGTCTACCGCTTCGGCTTCTCTAAGCGCCAGTCCCGCTCTGGCCTCAAGGACTCGAACGACCGCTTCGCCGGGCACGTCAACCTCTGCCACGCCGACGACGGGCAAATCCGTTGGGAGTACGCTCCCCCAGTCATGCAAGACGGACAGGCTACCCAGAAGGGTCATTCCAGCCCCTCCAAGGGCTCGCCACGACCTTTCGACTACTAGGTGGCTACCTTCCCCTAGTCCAAGCCCTACCCCCACCTTAAAACGCCTTTATGCCTTCACGGACATTCCGACAGACATTCCGTCCTTACTTGTTTCACAAGAAGGTAGGTTCACTCCCCTACGCTTCCCTTCGGTCGCTAGGTCGGAACCTTCCGACGCTCCCTACTCTGCCGCGATGACTAAATCAAAACGAAGACGCGCCGCCCTACCCCAAGGGCAAGCCATCCTCTTTAAACTCCAGATGACCCGGTGGCGTCAGAAGGCTTGGAGAGAGAAGCGTGAACACATGGAAGCCATACGCAAACGGGCCACCGACCAAGCCAAGGCAGTCAAGGAAGGGAAACACCTTCGGCTACTCGAAGACCTCAAGGCCTTACCTGATCGCATGACACCCCAGGAGTTAGACGACCTGTTCCTCAAGTCCTACCTCACTCACAAGCAAGTCACTCGAGACTCATTCTTTAAACGGGTTAAGCGCCGCAGCGTGCTGGCCTTCGACCCAGCTGATGGCTGTTGGGTTAACCACACTAGACCACCGACTGCATAATTAACTTACGCTATGCTAAAATACTCAACACTCTATGCCTGTGGTCAACAAACGTACGCCGCCCAAGCAGCGCAAACCGATGCCCCCACCTACCCGGGCTATCCCTTCCCGCGTCGACAAAGAGAAGTCCCGACGCTTCAAGGCCTACCTCAAACTCTGGAAGACCATGATGGACCGCCAGGAGTTAGCCGAATGAAGAACTCTAACGACATGACGGCGCCGAGCGAAGATGCCCGGTCATTTGATAAGTGGTTCTTCTCGCAGTCGAAGAAGACTCAGGATGATCTACGATCACGAGACGTGCTGCCGTACTCGGAGATGCGGGCTAACAATCAACGCGTCTACGAAATCCACGCCGAGAACCCAGCGTGGCAAGTGTACGATACCGTTGAGCCGAGGACAGAGACCGAGTCCTTTATCTCTCGCGAGTACGTTGCCGAGATGTTCGGGGCGTTCTTTGCCGGCCTCAAGTATACCGGGTCGATTGGC